GGAGGATAAATTGCTGGTTAAAAATGCGATCAAAATTGACGCCATAAGTTTTACTGTCCTTTACTCTAGACCTATCACCTTTACCGCCATGTGTTGGGTCAGCCATCATGCACTCTCCGTATAACAGATGCCAAAACTAATTAGGATGAAGGGTAAAGATATAAGTATACCCTCAAACTCTGCGATCTCTAAGTCTTCACGACCCCTCCTGCTTATCCAGACAGGCCGTGAATTAGAGAACTCTATGTCAAGTCCCACCCCATTTCTAAACTCAATGGTTAGGGACTGCCCAAATAAATTCATTGTCATACTATGCCGCCTTCATTAGTAGGTTATTTTTAACAGCATCGCGTACTACCTGCTGCCTGTCGTTCTGTACTGACGCTATGTTCGCTGCTCCTGATGAACGGACAGCACCAAAGTGCGTAGACCAATCAGTCAGTGCATTATACACAGCCCAGTAGTTAGTACCTAAACGCTTTCTATATACCTGAACGTACTTGTTCCAGATATATTCTAAGCTGCTACTTTTTCTAGGCATATCTGATAGAACCATATCGCCCTGCGTGATCCCACTTTCTATTAGACTTAAAGCTGAGCTGCACTTCAACGCCCGTGCAAAGAATTTAAATGCCTCCTTGCTTGAACACTCTGTGTTATCCCACTGCTGCCACAGGTCTCTCTCATTGTGGAATGTCTCCAATGACCGCGTGATGATACGACCACCCGCCTCAATGTCCAACGAACGTGTGTGCTTAGCACGATACACTGCTACCTCACCACCTACAAAGACTTGTAAGTTTGTACACGCACTCTGAATAGCTGCTGCGCTAATCATAAACGGCCACGTACCATCGAAAGATGAGATAGATAACAGGCTCAGTGATGCGCTGTCACCATCGCTGGTTCTATACGTGTGCTCTGGCAATGTGTATTGCACAAAGGTTCTCGCCCCATCGTGTGAAGTACGTATCTGCTCACGCATCTTGTTAATGGCAAGCCCGGATCGCTCAATGACATTGCGGGTAACATCAATCTGATGCTTAGGAGCTACCGCCTTGTAGCCGTGGCCGTGGATACCTAACTCACCACCAGTATCGGTGCGATAGATAACAGACTTAGAACTAGGGAACTCTGTGCCGTCAGCATAATAAACTAAGGGTGATGTAGCTATATCAAAGTCGGCTGACCCGTAACCCCCATCCCTTATGGCTGTAAGTGCTGTGTTGTTTGCAAACATCGGTGTAATATTATTCATTTCAATCTCCAAGATGTACTTTATGTACAAAGTTATTAAATTAATTTCGATCCTGAGTTGACAACATCCTAATCACTATTATAATAGCTACTAAGTTGCTGAGTCAACCATATGTTTAAACTATTTAATTGTTCACTTATGGAACAGCTACCGCTGGAACTACTTCTCCACTAATGTAAACATCTTCTAAGTCTTTAAAGGTTAAAGTATCTTCTAAACATCGCTTACATAATTGTTCACTGTGGATATGATCAACATAATCATTAAGGCACAGTGAACAGTTTAGAATCCGTCCGTACTTATCCGATCTTATCGTCATCTTCTACTCCCTCTATGTCTGTTACTATTTCCACGGGCGTTACCTCCACTATATGTTCGTTGTACTTCGGGTAACTTCGGTTAACTCCCGCGAACTTCAAAGCTTCTTCGGGGGTAGACGCGGCTACATCAATGTAGTAACCGCTCACTTCTCCCATCAGCACCTTGTATGTCTCTATCTTTTCTTCTGTGTCTATTGGTTTGAAGCTCACGCCTCACCTCCTAGACGCTCAAGGGCTGCTTGTTCTTCGAGGGCTTTGTGTGCCTTGCTCAGCAGTCGCATCTCTTTACTGAGTGCCACCGCACCGCGATCACTTAGCTCCACGTTGTTTAGATCATCCAACACCCCTTCGAGTGCCACTGATACCAGCTCTAACATAATGTCTGTCTCGTTTATATTTGCAGTTGTCATAGTGTTGCGCCCCTAATATTTTTGCGTAGCCATTTATCGGATAGTATTTCTTCTCTGTGCTCCAGCCTAACCAAAGGCGCAGCGGGTGTGGGTTGATGTAACATCTCGTCAGTGACATACAACTGCCGCGACAGCTTACTGTGTAGCCTTTTGTAGTCACGGCCTAAAGCCTCCGCATATTCCCACATCGTGTAGCCAACACCCGTTTGCAGCTTAGGGTTACACCCCTTATACACCAGCCGCTTAGTGCTCTTCTTTGATCCCATCATCTTTGGGTTCTCCTAAATAAGTTATGATGTAGTATGGGCTATACACCTGCCCAATCTTGTGTGCATCTTCTAGTGTTGAGGCGTACTGAGTACAGCCTGATTCGTCCCAATCAATTGCCCACATAGCTATCTCTCCTCTAAGTCATCATCGTCCAAACCTTCTGCAAGGTATGAGCAGTCATAATCAGTTGCATCATAAAGCTGTACGTTGCCCTTATTGTCAGTTAGGGCTTCGCCATCTTCGCCTACTTTGTAGAATGTAATTTCCCATACTGCTATTGAATGGTTCATACTTATCTCTCCACCGTTACTTTAAAGTCTACCGCATCTATCTCACTGCGAACTGCATCGACAATGAATTCTTCTAAGCTATCTCTCACTACAGATATAACATCTCCATAGTCTATATCTTCATTAGCTTTTTGCTCTAAGTCAGAGATGCGATACTCATGGTCATCGCCCTGACTGTCAAGAGTTTCAGCTAAACGCTCAACGTCATGTATATTAGTTTCTACTTCTTCTACACTAGACTCTAATGACTCTAAGCGTTGAGATATATTGATTTGGTTCAGGCCATCAAAAGAATTATCTTCATCTAGACCCATCATCTGCCTCTCTAAGTCTGCAATTCTATTAGCGTCACGGATATGTATAGCTTCTGCCTCACCATAGAGATGATGCAGCGCCTTGTTCTCTTCTTCTACCTGTTTAACATCCTGCATTAGCTGTTCTATCTTCAACCATTTAGGATCACCTGTCTCTGATGATGCTATCTTCGCCATTACTCTATCATCTACCCATGCTTCTATTACTTCGATTAAAGTCTTCATATTATTTAACTCCTACAATTAGATTATTTTTCATTGTGACTTCAGCAAAGAACTCTCTACCTAGCCCTGTAATGTGAGGTCTATTAGCACCTACCATATAACCGTCACTTACATATTCGTTTCCAAACATACTAGTTTCTATATACTTTAAAGGCTTTCCGACATTAGTTTTTAATTCTTTTTTACTAGGGTAATTAAATACTATCATAGTTTGTATCTCCAATTAGGATTTAGTTTTATCCAGCAAGCTGCACAAATGTACAGCCCCCTGTCTTTTACATCAGCTACTTTGCCACAGCTACACTTAACCATCTATTCGCCTATCAAGTAGCTATAGTGTACTTCACTTACATGGTAAGCATCTTTCCACTTAGTAGATTTAGTAGCTAGGAAACTACACCAGCTATTCCATAGATTTTCTGTGCCATATTCATGACATATCTGTACATAGTTCCTAACCTTTTTCTTGTTAGCTTCTAAACCCTTTGTAGTCTTAGGATTTTTAAGCAGTACAAATTCTTTAGCATCTAAACTATACATCTTTAAGTTATGGCTATCCATGCATCCAACTAAACCTGCTGTTAACTGACACATAAATCCTGCTTTAGCCATACCTAATCCATCAACTCGAAGGAATATTTTCATCAGGCTCATAGCTTTACTAGCATCTGTCTTACTGCTATTAATAACAGCCATAACTTGAGCATACATCTTATGCTTGTTAGCTTGTAAGTAAGTGTAAGTTTTCTTTTTACCTCCCCAAAGGGACTTAGCTTCTAATCTATTAGCACGAACATCTACTAACTGTTTACCTATATTTAACCACGGCTGTCTGATACTAAGGACGGTCATTAAAGCTACATCAGCTAAATTATCTGCTGATACCTGTGAGTAAGCTTGAACTGCTGTTGCATGAATTTTGTACATAAACACCTCGTTTGTTTTTGACGTTTTCAAAGCTACAGGGAAGTCGATCAACTGTCAACCGCTTTCCCTGTGCATTATGCTGTTGTGAAAGAGCGCATCATATGTCATACAACACAAGTAACTCTAACAGGGACAGCGATGTATAGCAAACAATCGCAATAAATATAAGCTCCGATACTTTAGTTATCAATAAATTACTATTAAACTTTCTCATTTTCTACTCCAAATATTCTATTAGTCATAGTTTTGTCAGCTATTGTTGCGCTAACATCTATCAAATCCATTAAAATTCTACGATCATTGTGATCAATGTTTAAGTTATATACCCAATCGTATAGACCTTTAAAGGTTTTTATATTATTTACATTAACTTCAGATAGTTTCATTGTCATACCTCCATTCTAAGTTAAACACTGAAGGGAAGAACTCTCTATTCCAATCTGAACGCTTTAAATCTTGAACCCATACCCTCCCAGTACTACTAGGTTTATGAGGCGGTGAACCCCCCATAACTATCCATGTATCACTACTAGTGCTACTAGTTACTAGCTCTCTGTCATCTACTGGTAGCCCTGTTTTTTGATGCACTAAAGTATAGCCTTGTTTTATAATAGTCATGCTTTCATCTCCATAGCTTTATTTAATATAGTTCTCTGCTCAACACTCAAAGCACAAACACTCATAGGATGTTTTCTTTCGTGCTTATATATTCTATTAGCGTTATCTAACGTAGGATTCAATTCAAATTTAACTATTAATTTTTCCATCATGATCACCTTATAAATTCTATTTAATATGCCATCCATGGCGCTGATTATAATTCTATTTTACTTGCTCAAGATAGCTAGGATCGCATCAAGCTTCGAGTCAACCTCTGAAACTTTATTCTCAAGGTCAGTGATCCGGCCATTCATCTTCATAGCTACGCTATTTATCGGGGCAGATTTCTTCGGTGCAGCCTTCGGCTTCTTAACATCTAAAGCTATCTCGGCTTGCTCAACCGTTTGAGCCTTCGGCTTGACTTTCTTAACAGCCTTCGGCTTGACTTTCTTAGCAGCCTTCGGCTTTCGGATCAATGAAAGGAACTGAACTGGTACAACCTGATGCTCTCTGAAGTCACTGACTTCACCGTGAGTCATATAAGAATCCTGATCGCCATAGAATTTATTAATCACTGCGTTAAAAACTTTAGTCAAACCGTATCTCTCCGATGGAGAGGTTGCATGGATATTTGCAAAGTGGCAAGCCACTCCATAGCTCTGCTTAGGGGTTGCAATTCGGTTGCTGTCGATCATTTGGAAAGTATTCATGTTGTATCACCTTATTTCGATTGAGGCCGAAAGTGGCCGGTTGTCGTTTTGACGTTTTCAAAGCTACTGGAATGCCGAAACGATGTCAACAACTTTCTAGCGCGCGATTTTACTTTGTAAAACATGCGAAGAAAGCCTGTGTGATGCAAGGCACACGAGGAAAACTACTGGATGGATGAACAGTTATCGTGGGCGCGGTAATGATATTACTGATGCGCGATAAAGAATTTCAATGTGATCGCGGTAATGATATTACTGCGCGGATGAGCAACGACCATGAAGACTTTTAAAGTCTTTAAAGCGCGAGAGTGAATTAATTTAAAGCCGTCTTTCCCTTCGGGAAGGTAATCTTCAAAGGTTTTTTGGTTATCTCTCGCGGGTGATAATCAGAGATTATTTAATCTGCTAAGTCTCTGAAATCCTTTAGGATTTTTAAAGAGATTCTAAAGAATCTTAAAAGTCTCTAAAGTCTTCTTACTTCGTAAACCAGTGCTAAGACTCTGGAGACTTTGAAGACTTTAAAAGTCTTTATGTGGGTGATGGGCTTGACAGGCTATAGAATCTATAAGACTTTTAAAGTCTTTAGGGGCGGGCAGGTCGCCATACCCCCTCCCCCCTATATATATACATGCATATACATTTTGCAGGGGAAATGGTTGTATACTAGATAGCGCCGCAGCTTTAAAGACTTTAAAGGGTAAACAAGAAGCTTAGACACCGCTACAAAAGGCTTTAAAACGGGGAGATAGATGAACACACATACGTGGCTACTAAATCTATGTATGTAACCCGGTGGGGTTAATATGATTATAGGGTCGTATGAGCACTTTGTCAATGAACAATTAAACTATTTACACGTATCTACTTGACAACACCCCGTATTCGCCCTATAATGTATATATATAATAGAGAAAGACTATCATCATGTCCAACAAGAAAGAACTAACAACCAAACAAGAAGCATTTCTAGAACATCTAGTATCTTGTGGAGGGGATGCTAAGCATGCAGCAGGTCTCGCAGGCTATGCTGAGAGCAGTTACCCCGCAGTTGTTAAGGCTTTAAAGACAGAGATACTAGATGTAGCTACAAATATACTAGCGCAAAGCGCCCCTAAAGCTGCTTTAAAGCTTGTAAGTATCATGGACAGTGCAGAACCTATCCCACAAGCTAACATGCGTATACAAGCAGCACAGACCATTCTAGACCGTGTAGGCTTAGGCAAGACAGATAGACTAGATGTTACCGTTAATACTGCTGGTGGTTTGTTTATACTTCCCGCAAAGGTGGAGACAGTAATAGAAGGTACTTATGAGGAGGTCTAGTAGTACTATCCCGTTTGGATACGAACTAGATGAAGCA